ACGTAGAGTAGCTCGTTGCCGTAGACTTCTCGTTTACGAAGTGAGATTGTGGTTTTCATTTGCATAATTGTATGGGATTGGATTGTGTGATTATTCGGAGAGAGCAACAGCATTAGCTTTAGCTACTTTACTGCCATGTGGATTGATCCATACAGACTGTAGTCTGGACTTGTTGAGACCTTGGCAAAGCTGGCAGTCAGCACAAGAGATACCTTTAGTATCTGACAAGCATTCGATGGTGTTTTCTGGCTGGTTTGGACTGACATGGAAATAGCGGAGACCTATGTTGCTTGCCTTGCAACGGCTAGACTCTGTCTCAGTAGATGCCATGAAATATTTGCCGTAAGCTTTAGCTTTTTCTGCTGACATCATATGCCAGTCATGGAAGTAGCCAGTCCATCCTTTGGATACCTTAGCAATAGCTGATACAATACCTAAAGGTATCATGGAAGGATTGCCATAAGCTCCAAATCTGACCTTACGGTCACCGAAAACTGTGTCGTAATGCTTAGGCTGTAACATAGGATAGATACCTCTATGGTATCCTTTCCAGACTTGAAGCGGAGCTTGTCCAGCATTGACGTAACAGCCATTGCCAGAGGCAAACTTACATCCCTTGCAGACTGTGGAAGCATCTTTACCAGTCTTTACAGACTGTACTGGATCAGTAGATGGATCAAGTATCCATACTTGACTCATGTTACCTGTTTTACGATTGCTAGTTTTTAGCGTAGCTACAACGATGATGTCGTCGGACTCGAAGAGTGTGAAACCTGTGGTGGATTTTTGCATGATGAGTTTTTGCTTAACTTTTGTCATAGATGATCTGCGCAGACTAGGCTCGTGGCTTCTGCATATCTGCCATTACCTTGTAAAGGTAAGCCAAGCTGTTTGGATGAGACAGGTTGAAGCCATGCTGTATTTTATCTTTCCCAGTTTTACTGGTAAAGGTAAGGTCGTAATTGTCGGACGGCGTGATTCTGAATCTGGTAAGATTCCAATCGTTGGAGAGCATCTGGTGAATGAAGGTTACTAAAGTAACGTCGAAGTTTTTCGTGGATTTGATTGTAGCCATAATTGTGTAGGATTGGATTGTGTGATTATTAGATGTGTGATTGTTACCAAGGTAACAGAGATGCACCAAGTTGACGCTGGATTCGAGCAACCTTAGGAGTGACTTTGTCAGCCTTGATGCGTTTGGTTTTAGCTTTAGCTACTTTTGTGGATGTGGATTTTTTAGCCATAATTGTATGTGGTTTATGTATGATTGGAATTGTGAGTATAAACTGTGGGTGATTATGCGGAGATGAGGAATTTGATGGCATTTTCCGTAGGAACATTGTCTTCCTGATTCCAGCAGTCTGCTGAGACGGTAAGCTCATCATCACAGTTTAAATAAACTGCAATGTGATCTTGATACTGTGAACCTTTTCGTTTTACGAAGTAGTCGATAGAGCGGTCGTCGGTTTCGAAGGATACTTCTTCGAAGGCTACTCTTAAAGAGTGGCGAATTATAGTCAGGATCGATTTGTCGAGGTTTTTCATAATTGTATGTGGTTTATGTGGGATTGGAATTGTGAGTGTAAACTGTAGGTGATTATATTTGCTTGCCATGATTATCACCATAGGTGATCTCGACGTTATGCTTTTCAGCGAGACGATCCATTAAGATCTCAAGATCTTCGCCAAGTGACCAGACTTGAGGTGTAACCTCAGTTTTGCCTATGTTTCGAACAAAATGTTCGACGGTGATTTTCGTTTCATCTCCAGAGATGACTAGACGGCTAGTGCCGAAATCCTTGGTAAAGAATGTTAAGTAACATTCATTCGGAGATTCATCAGCTTCGTCAAGTTCGTACCAGACAAAGTCTTCGCTGGACTTGCGTTCATTATCTTCGATAATTTGTCCTAGTTCCTCTAAGAGAGGAGTGTTGCTGAGCCATGTAGTTTCTGCTGTCGTTGTCATAATTGTGTGTTGGAATCGTATGTTATGTTTGCCTTGATTGGCTTGGCAGATCGGATTGATTTGCCCCATCATTATAACAACCTTGTCAACCCCATACTTTTTTCCCTGCAAGAAACCCTGCGCATAATGCGTACAGTTTGGTACGAAAAGTTTGAAAAAGTTTTGGAGAGGCTGTTGGTCTTTTCCTGATCGCATTATGCAACGAAAGACAACGCAGAGGGTGACGCCTTCTGGATACTTTAAAAGTATCATAGGACAGATCGTAGATCTGAGGTACAAAAAACACCTATTAACAAACAGATGAATAATCAGACCAGAGGTCTGCCTGTTTCTTGAGGTCGGTTATTTTTTCAAGTTCATCCTAAAGGATGTTGCACAATGTCCATTATGTCCAATCTTTCTCAATTGTGTTAGAAATATAGGGCATTATGCCTACGTTTCCGTACGTTGAGGAGGGCTGTCGGCTATGGGGGGTACGTCGTTACAAACTGCGTATGTAAGGGTCTCGTAAATTTTCAACAAAAACAAAGCAACCCCTCCAGAACTAATCCAGAGGGGCTGCACCACACATATTATACGATATGAACAACGTTCAATAAAGTCATTCTTCGGACTCTTCTTCGTCTTCTTCAGCCCATTCCCATTCGTATTGGGTATCATCACCACCACTTAGGAAACTGTCGTGATACTTTACAGCACAATCTAACAATCCTTTAGCACTATATGGGTCAGAGAAGCGGATTTCATAAGACATAGGGTTATCGACGGACTGAACAAGTATAACATAGTTGTTAGTATGTTCTCCTAAAATAGCCTGAGCTTTGTCGATATTGGTTACATCCATGATAGTCCTGCTTTTGTTTTTCTTTTGTAGTATGTATCTTTGAATTTGTCCAGCTCTTTACGTGCTAAATCTTGTTTTCTGTCATTTATTTTCTGATCAGCATCCTGAGCCATTTGTTCTACCCAATAGTTACAGGCGATAGACAGGGCATCGAGTCGGTCATCATGTCTAACAGAGCGTCTACCAGTAGTTATTCTGGTCATTTGATGGAACAACATATAATGTAGTTGTTGTTCTGGGGAATGTTTCTGAGCTGTTTTATAATCGCTCTCAATAACCTTAGGATCGATAACAAGTCTGTGACCTCCTAGAAGAGGCTCTAAGGTGTCTATAATCCGTTTCTCTTTCTGTTGAGAGTGACGTACCTCTTCGATACTACAAGGGTATTCTCGACGTAATATGGGCGATAGTAGTTGATTAAACATACCATCACCAAAGTTAGACTCGATAACAATCTTGTTTACTTTATTACGTTTAGCAATTTGTACTAGAGAATTAAGGGTAGTCTCTTCATATCCACCAGTGAGTCCACCAGCTTCAGGAACATAGAGATTACCATTAAGCATCTTAACAACTGCATAACCAGTCTCATCCTTACCTCTACCAGAGGGGTCAATAGACATAACAGAGCCAGTATAGGGTATCATCTCACCAACTATTTTCATTGGTCGATAGAATCTATCACCACGAAGACCGACACATGGTAGGTTAGTCCACTCAAGGTCTGGAGACTGCGCCCAGACTAGTTTCTCAGGAGCAACATCATTATCTATGTCATGTATAATGAGGTTACCAAGCTTCAAAGGGAAGCGATCAATATCCGACAGAGATGGATTCAGCATAAACTGAAGAGCATATCCTGTAGAACCGTACGAGATCTTACGTTCATTTAAGTCAAACTCCCCAAACCTAGTAGGTTCAGTAGGTTCACCTTCATCTTCGTCATTTATACATAGACTAGACACACTACTGTTATAGACTAATTCATTGGTCTTGGTAGTAACAGCTTCAGAAGTCCATACTTTTAAATCATAGCCACGTTCCCCTAGCTTTTTATACACTGAATCCTCACACTGTGGAGTGCCTAAGAACATGATCTTAGACTTATCACTGGGCTTTAGGATAGCGTCAAACTCCTTGATTTGTTCACTGAGTTTGTCACGCATTGATTGCGTAGCTGAGTTAGTAGGTACTTCAATATCATCAGCGATAATAAGATCAGCACGAGATCCAGTAAGCTGTGAGGTAATACCTAGTGACTTTACAGAGGGTGCGTGAGAAGCAGGGGCAGGTCCAACATCGAATGAGACCTTAGAGAATCGTTGATCAGTCTTAGGCTTCAGATGTTTTAGTAGCTCCAGCTCATGCAGTAGTCTCAGAGTAAACGTCGAGAAATCATCAGCACGAGTTTTCGAAGCTGAAATGACAAGTATGTTTTTTGTAGGATCAACAAAGAGCTGGTGTGTGACGAAAGCAGAACAAATCCAACTCTTACCCACACCTCTAAAACCTTGTATAACACCACGCTTAGGACCATTTTGCATAAAGTCCGCAATGTCGTACTGAATGGGAGTAGGATCTTTCTTAATTTGATCAAGTGAATGCCAAACATAATACAGAAAGTTCCTAAAGTCTTTCAGCTTCTCTGGTATCTTCTGAGTATTCATCAAATGGTAGTACGTCTACAAGTTGAGACATTGCAGTGTTTCCTTGAACAGTGCAAGTTATTTGATTGTCTCTTAGCATCTGACGAGCTACGTTAAGTGTACTGGGCGTAGCCTCTCCACTTTCTATTTGTTGTACTAGTTCAGTGATGGTTAATGACATCAGCTTATCTAGTAGGTCTTTATTTGGATCTGACATAATTATTGAAAGTCTAGAAGTTGTGATAGTGCATTTTCACCTGCACCTAATTTAGACAAGGATTTAGCTCTCTTAACACGTTTATGTTTTTCATTCACTTCTGGGAACTCTCTCAAGGTCTTCTCAAGAGCAGCTGCACGATATTCAGCCATGACTCGATTAAGTAGATCAACACGAGGACTCTTGAACCCTCCTTCAGAGAATGTGCTTAGTCGTCTGTATTTAGCAGACTTTATAAGACGTTCTAGAGATTGACGTAATGTCCGTCCACGAATGCGAGTTGTTCCAATAAGTTCAAGTCGTCTGTCGTGTGCTGTCTGTCCTTTATCGTTGATGTATTCATCGAGATTGATAACTCTGTCTAGTTTAGCACGAGGGTTACTGAAGCCATGCTCTAGCTGTGCTAGTTCTTCAAAGACTACATCTCCATCACGAGTAGACATACGAGAAGGGTTGAACGGACCAACAAATGGTACTT